CATCAATACCTCCTCAAAGAATATCTCTGCCGTCTGTGGCCTTGCCACGTACTCTAAGAAGAACTGGTTGCTTGGCGCATCCTCCATATTGAACTTTGTCATGCCATGGAGCGATCCGTTAGACCCACCACCACCCACAACGCCTGAGATGTCATATGGGTCACACCCAAACGCACCAAGGTGCTCATTACTTGGATAGAACAAACTACCTCGTTTGATAAAATTATTTCTTAAGTTTTCTGGCGGAACCCATGAAACCATAAATCTACCCTTATTGTCTGGTGTCCAAATAACTTGGCTGTCCTTCACACCGTCTTTCCAATGGAAGTAACCTCTTGTGAGAACCCTGTCCTTGATCAACGAGTCATTGTAGTCAATCTGCTGATATATCTTCGTAAGATTGAACAAAGATGCTTTGCTCTCATCTCTAAACGCGTGTGACTCTGTGCGTGGGAACTGCCTGTAAAATTCATTTAAAGAATCTGAGTCGCTCTTCAAAGATGTAACCTCATTATTCCAATACTCAATTACACCAATCTTAATCATTCTGCCATCAATACCTTTGATAGGCTTAGATGGTGTATTAAATACTGGGTGACCATACTCGTCAAGATACCCTTCAAAGTTCCACTCCATTGGAATGAACAATGAATACAGGCCACTCTTTGTTTGCCCGTTCTCATTCTTCTTCCTTGGATCAGAGTCCTCGTATAATTTCTTAAAGTTAGAACCACCCTTATCAAGCGCATTCGAGGTAGAACCCATCATACACTTACCAATGATCCTACTACCCAGACGCAAACACGTCTTGGTTACACGCCAGTTATTCTGTATGTTGTTAGGTGCAAGCCATTTACCGCTCTCATCCTGAATGAGCATCCGTAACTTCTCTCCATCATAACTGTTGTCACCTGTGTTCTTCCAGTCAATTGTGGTATTAAGACCTTCTAGGTGATCCTCCTCAGCCTTTGCAATGCTCTTTCTTGTGAACTTAGATGCCGGCACACGATACGCAAGCTCAGTCTTTGGCTTGTCCATACCATCTTGTATTGGCTTAAAAAAGAATGGATAGCTCAACGATATATTCACAACCTTGTCTGTGAACATTTTCTTTGCATCATCTCCCGTCTTTGATAAGATACCAAACCTTGCATCCTTTGTAATTGTCGCTTGGTTGACCATCTCAGAGCTGCTCATAAATGAGAAACCTGAACGTCTATTCTTTAGATAGCACATACCAAAGCACCTATCGTCAGCCTTGCAAGCCTCCCAGAAGATAAAGAATATCCTGTTACTCTCACGGAAATCAGGTAGACCAACGTCTATCTTACTCCACTGCAAGTACATATAATGTGTGCCAGTGATATATGTCGGTGTGCTATTATTGACAAACCAGAAGCCATTATCTCTACGATTGAACTCTTGGTCTATGTAGTCATCCCATTTAGCTTTAAACTTGTTATCAGTTCTGTCCCAATCAAAGATTGTCTTAATCTTTTGTAATTCTCTAGGATACTCAACAACTTCCCAGTGATTACTTCTATTCTCAACCTCTTCAGGCTTAGCCGGCAAGGCTATGTTAACACCATTAATGTTATATATCTCACCGATGGTTCCATCTTTTGATATAATGACAACATCATATTTATCATTGTGGCCATACTTCCAGCTATTTGTAAGGTTACCTTTCTCGATAACCTTCGCACTAATAATTTCTTTCTCAATTGTGTATAGCATTATTTGCCCCTTCTCTCAGCAAAGCCACCTTTTTTCTCTTGTATGTGAACGTTGCCTGTGATCATGTTACGCTCTTCTTCTATCCTTGATAGGATTTCGAACGCATCAAAGATAGCCAACTTCTTGGTTGCTGCTGCATTTTTTAATTTGTCAGCAGATACATCACCCTCATCACCTGTCAAGATTTGCTCTTCAGCAACCTTAATAAGTTCTTTGATAGCCATCTCGCCTGCCTTGATTATTTTTAATTTATATTCTTCAGTTGTCATAATACGATGCAAATATTTCTTTCAAACATTCTGTACAGTTTTTTTCCGTCAATATCAAACCTGTACTCTGTGTCAGGCTGATACGATACCAATGTGCCAGCAGGGATATCAATCTTGTCGCTAACATACGCAAGCTTACCAATTAATGGCTGCTCTATGCCAACCTCAAATACAGACAGATCCTTTTGCTTCTCAATTGGCTCCACAAAGCAATAAGGCGAGTGGGCCATCCATTCACTATTATTCTTTTTGTACAAGAAGAACTGATCGAAGTCTACAATGTATAAATTATCTTTAAGGTGCGACATTGATTTGCGCTCCTTACCCTTCATGTCATAATAGCTTCTAAACACATTGTGGTGAACAACAAGCGTATCTCCTGCCTCAATTGGACCATCATAGCCAATTGGTATATTAATTACTGTAGCGAACCTATTGGTGGCCTTATGGTCTTCTTTTGATGTGCTAATAATTAGCCCACTCTCCCTAACATTGTCGTAAGATTTACCACCAACCGGTTCTACAATAAAGTAGAACGGGGATCTCATTATAAAAAGTCTATATTAAATTCAATTGATACAGGCATATTATTTGTGAACTTCTTCCACAATAATATCTCTCTATCTTTCTCGATGTAGATCAAAAGAGCGCCATCCTTGTCAGATACAATCTGATGCACGACATGGCTACCACCCAATACTGACTGCCCCACAACGTAGTTCATTGCGTTCTTGTAGTCAGTACCAACTGCTATCTTTCTAATTATCATATAACAAGCACCCAGCCGGATGTCTTTTTGATATACAGGTTCTCTGTGTCTGCTTGAAAACACAAAGCGCCTGGGCTAACAGTTAATGCAATCCTTGCAGCAGCATTCGCTACACTAAATGTATTTTTGTACACATAGTCTTTTAGCACAGACAACTGAACATTTATTGTAGATAAATCAGCATTTGAACCTAGCAATATTTCTGTGCCTGTAAGATCTGTATCTTTTGCGTAACTTGATATTTTAGCCATTTTTATATTCTCCTGTTTTTAAGTCTATTGTTATGTCGCCATACTCCTGCGACAATTCATGCTGAAATGATTGTAGGTCCTTTGCAACACCTTCAATTCTTTCAATAAATTCTTGTTTTGCAACATCCGCACTAATCATTTGAGCTTTTGCTCTTGAGATTTGGATTTCTACGTCTGCAATTGAGTCCTTTAAATATCGTAAGTCACGATTTAAATTCACTAACTTTTCTAATTGGTCTTCTTTAATTTTATTCATTTTAATAATTTATATAATACGATTGCTAAGATAACCAACAGTATAAAAGGTAAACTTTTATATAGATACTTGCTATCTTGATATTCAATTACCTTGTATGGCACTCTGTCATGCGTCACAACTCTTATTGTGTCCGGCTTCACAGTTGCCTTAAAGTATATTTTCTTTTCTTTAACGATGAACTTCAGCTTTAATACTGTGTCCTCGTATGTCATTGTGTCTGTTATGTAAAAACTATCGATGTGGGAATACTCCTCAGTTATTACCGTGGTATCATGTACAACAATCTTCTCTTTATTGAATAGTGTTGGGTCCTTCTTAAGTGCACGGTTTAAGTGCCACTCAGCGGAGCATGATGTAAGTAATAATATGAGGAGTATCGACCTTAGCACTTCTTAGAGTTCTTTGCAACAGGATTGTTTGTTGTTCCTGGCTTCGCCTTAGATGTCATCTTTTTAGGCGCTGCCGGTTTGGTGTTTTTAATAGTAATAGCCATGATTATTTTTTCTTCATCATTACAACTTCTTTCTTTTGCATGGTCTTGCCTTCAGACTTCTCATGCTTCATCATGGCTTTCTTAGATGGATACTTCTCCATTGTGCCTTTTTCAACGATCATTTTTTTCATATTGTTTTCAAAGATAGTTATTTTTCATTAATCTACACTAGTAATAATACCACCTGTAATATGTAAGTTTTGTTGACCAGGAGGATTTGTTGGTACGGTAAACGTGCCAGTGTAACCTGAAACACCACCAATCTTGTAGGTTGAGCTGGTATTAATGTCTCCGTTGACATCTAACTTTACCGTTGGTGTTCCTGTTCCAATGCCTACATTACCTGTTGATCCTTCAATCCTAAGATAATATGTTTCTGATCCAGAACCTAAATTGTTGCTATTGTAATTGGCTTTTGTATCCCCTGCAATTGCAAACCACCCACTCATATCAAAGTTAAACTCAGCCCCAGCTGTGCCAGCCAATAATGCTGCAAACTTACCACTTGTATTTGTGTTTCCTACAGCAATTGTTGGTGTAACTCCACCTGCTCCGGTGTTAAATTTAAATTGAGAAATTCCAGAGTTACCCGTTATTGTGCCTGTACCAATTGAATTTGTCGTTGTATTGCCAGCGGTTGTTACTTGATCTAGGGTAGGCGCACTCGTATTGTTTACTAACTTATGCAATGTCTTAAGCATCCAGTCAATTGACATTGGAACGCTGACACTGTACTCGTTAAAGTTTTTAGGTGGTCTTAGGATCATGCCACAAAGATACTACTTCTTTGTTGAACGTCCACTGCTGCCGTTGCGAGCTCTGTTGGCTTTTGTCTTCTCAATCACAACTGACCCATCCTTCTTGTGGCTGAGATCAAGTCCTTTCGCTGCTCGCTTGCCATAGATGCCACGTTGGTGCGCTTCTTTGTTGAGCTCTTCACGATATTTTACGCGCGAAGGAGATGCCTGATACGCTTTATCGTATGAGTAATCTCTGCCAGTAGCTTTATTGCTGCCCGGTCTACTGTTCTTCGCTACTATTTTATTCTTTGGCATATGGCTTAAACTTTTCTGCTACTGTTCCAATTCCGTATGCGATAGATATGTATTCTACTGCCTCAATGGCTTTTAATTCTTTATAGATAAACATATATATAATTAAAGATACAAATCCTATAGCACCGAGCACTCTCTTATGAGATACCCCATCGCTTGAGGAGAACATATCTACAAAGAACTTTTTCATTTTTTTGATTTTAAATAATAATAACGAATAGCAAATAACCCACTCACGATAGCAATCAATCCAGCGATAGCAGAAATAATAGGTTGCATTTGTGTTGACAAGGTTGCTAAAAAAGATATTATTGACGTTGTTGCCAGTCCGTCTGCTGAAGTATCGTTAAGGTTTTTCATCTTGGGAATGGTGGTGATGGTTTAGGTATGTATTCGCCTTGAGGTAAGTCAAGAAGGTATAAATATTCTTGAGGTAAAATTTCTTTGTCTTGTTCTGACAAAAATAAAAACCAAACATCATTGATATCTTGAATACAATTAAAGAAAATATCAGTCGCAAAAAATACTCCTTGAATTGCCTCTTTTTGTTCTATGCTTAAAATATATCCTATCATTATACTTGACGTGAAAGGGTTGTTTGAAATGCTTGTACTGCAGTGTAATAATTAGACGCTTCGGTATCCGTTAAACCATCACCAATAGTGGAAAAACAATATTCTGCAGTACCAGTATTACTAGAAGATCCTGCGGCGTTAATTCCATTTAAATAAAAAGTAAAATTATCTACTGGTGATAAAGACAATGATGCTCTCGATGATTTGATACCATTATTAAAAACCATTTTATCAAGGGAGTCTGTTCTATTTGCTACTACCATACCATTACTTCTTTGAAATAAGCCAGAATCATCACTCCCATTAACTAAATTGTCATTTGTTGCGTTTGTTCCTCTTAAATAACATCCTTTAAATATTGGAGTTGTTACATAAACTCCCATTTTATATGTTCCTGTTGCTGAATTTCTATTATAAAAACCAAAATGTATTGAGTTTTGTGACATTTCACTTGGTCTTATATTGGTATTCATAAAGCCACTAGATGTAAATACTCCAGTGCTTGCATACGTCCAACCGCTACTAAAACTACCCGTAAAACTTGAACTCTTTAAATTCTGCGCACACGCTGCTGCACTCGCCCCAACCATTGGGTAAATGGCTTTCATTGGTGTCCATAAAGAATTGGCTTTTAAATCAGCAACCAATTGTTTAGTCGCATTTTGTTCGGTAGTTGTTAACGAACCACCCGCAGCAATAACTCTATTGTAGTATGCTAACCAATCAGCATCTACACCACTTATTGAACTTGCTATTATTCCGTGACTTGCTAAAATCATAATGATATATCGCCAAAGAGGTAACACTCTGATGCTGAGATAAATACAAGAGTTGCGCCCGAATATTGAGCACTAAGCTTTAACTTTGCACCATTACTTCTGATTGTCATCCCTACTCCTGCAACAACAGTCGTTTGCCCTGCTCCATATTGAGATAATAATATTTGTTGTCCTGCGCTAAATGTTGACGCTGGCACAGTTAAGTTGTTCGCACTTGCTACGTTCATTTCAACTAACTTGTTAGCGTCACCTGACACTAATGTGTAAGAAGCTGTCTGTCTGTTTGCTGTGATTATTGCATCTTGCTTTGCATTCCAAGTTGCAGCGCTTGCTATTCTGTTATCGGCAATAGATACACCATTCCATGTAGCGCTAGTAATTGATCCAGCGTAATCTAATGTGTTTGTAGACCAGCTAACATTTGAAGGCGCTAATTCGTGCCTTTCCCATGTTCCAGCAGCAATACTGTTTGATAACAATGTAATTACTGTGTCACCACCGCTTGGAATTGACGCAACTAAAGTATTACTATTATTGTTTACTGTGATTGCGCCACTGCTCTGATTATTGTTAAAGTAAAAAGTTGTTCCATTGTCTAATGTAGTAGCATCTGGCAACTTTATTGTTTGGCCACCGCTACCAGTTACAACATAACTTGGTGTAGATGACACAGTTAAGACAATCTGCGTTCCGCTTGCAGCAACACTTGTAAAGCCTTCTACTAATCTGTTAGCGCTTACTTTACTTGTAAAATTTACTGCTGATGTTGATGCTTGCATCGGCAAGTCATTGCCTGCGCCATCAGATAATGTTTTTAATGTACCAGAAAGAGCAGTATTATCTCCTGTTTTTAACAGGCCTGTGTATGTATCTTTAGGTTTTGTATTTATTAAAGAAGTTCCCATTTTTTATAAACAATTATTATAATTTTCATTTAGCAAGTTCCAGTCATTGCCAACATATGAATCCCAATTTGTTGTCGCAAAACATGACACCGGAGGTGCTCCCCCTACGCCAAGTATTGTTGCTATTTCAATGATGATACCAATAATCATCTTACCAGATCGCTACAATATTTGATGCCGCTGTTCCGGTTGCAAATACTTGTTTTACTTGTACTGGCATATATCCAATTGGATGGTTAGCAAATAAAACTGTATCACCACCAACTGTTTGAACAGTAATGTCTCCTGCCGTTCCAATGTATAGAACGCATCCGTCAATGATGCCATTCATTACTGAAGGAATGAAGTCTGTATTTGATGGGGTGACAGCTGCTGCTCTATACCCCTGAAGTTTTTGATATGCCATAATTTTCTACAAATATAGTTATTTTTGGTTTAGCATTTCCATCTTTTTCTGGCCTGCCTTAATCTTGAATTGGGATCAGCCGCTGCCTTCGGGAAATCTGCCATCTGCCCAGCACTGCGCGCGCAGAATGACTTCCGTCTCTTTGCGTCAGCACTTCCAGCCTTCACATCACCCGTCACTGCGGTACGCAAAGTGCTGCCTGGATTAGCTTTGCGATATGCTGCCACGCCTTTGGCGGTCATGCCTGCCCCACTTTTGGTAGGGAGGTAGTTAGCACCTTTGCCTGTCGTTGTTTTAGGTATAGACTTTGCCATATTATTTCCCTTGCCCTCTATATTTTTTGTCAGGCTTATTATTTTTACTATGAACGCCAGGTCTACTAGCCTTCGGTTTCAGAGTGAACTTCTTGCTCGACTCCGTTTTCGCTTTTGCCATAAGGGAATAATTCGTTTAGTTTTTGTTGTCTTGCCTCACATCCGCAATCTTCGCCCACAATAGCCTTTACAACAGCCTTTACGCCTGTCGCTTCCATAATTGCTGCAATTGTATCGCCTAGTCCGTGCATTTTATGCAAATATAAGTATCTTTGTTGATATGAAACAAACTGGAATCAAACGATGTGAAGAAAGAATTGAAAAACAAAAGATACGCGAAGCGAAGAACCATATCCCTGCCCCAATCGAACCTATCAAGTACAATTACCTAAAATATTGGAGGCTTGTAAAGTACTGGGCACAAGTTGAGATGAAGTTAATGGAGACTGACGTGTATATGCTCTTGTACATCTACGCAGAGCGCCCGTTCACTATGACATACTTTAAGCAATATGACTCAACCTTCACACATCAGAACTCAAAGTTTGATCGCTTCCTTCGCGAAGGCTATATCGTTAAGTTCAGGCAAAACTATAAGTCTTACGGGACCCTCTATACCATCTCATTTAAAGGGAAGAGGATCTGTGATGACATCTATAAGATCTTAGAAGGCAAGAAGCAAGTCCAAGTTGGCGGCCATCAGCACTACGTCAAGAAGGTCACCAACATTGCCCTTCGCAGGATGAAGAGAGATACTAATCCTCCAGAATCACGACGACGTCCGCCTCTTTAATCACACCGTACACAACACCGTCAATGCGCACTTGGTGCCCACCTCGCTTGTCAAAGTATATGAGGTCACCCTCCTTAACGGCCAGCACCTCGTTGCCAATGCTCAGAATGGTGCCTTTGCCGTAGCGCATCTCGTCATTCTCGACGTTCGTCAATAGCAAACCAGAGGAGGTCTTAGCCTCCTCGATGATTTGATTGATAATTATGTATTTATTTACAGCTCTCATTTAGCTCTCATGTTATAGATGATACAATTGGTCCCCAAGATTGTCGTAGACACACTCACAGCGTTCTCTAAGGCATTCTTTGTAACTTTTGAAGGGTCTATGACACCCATCTCCTTTAAATCGCCTGTAGAGGCTGTTTTGACATTGTATCCAAGACCGTTCTGAATGAACTGCTCTCTGATTATGTCAGCATTGTCAGGGTTGATGCCTGCATTCTCAAGAATTATGTAGAATGGAGCCACAATTGCCGCTGCCATGATCTTTCTGGCAATACTATGCTTGTCCTTTGACCACATTTTCTCGACAATTGACAGCAATGCGTACCCACCACCCGGTAGTATCCCCTCTTCAAGGGCTGCCTTGGTCGCGCACACCGCGTCATCGACTCTGTCTTTCTTCTCTTTTTGCTCAATATCACTGCTCGCACCCACATAAATGACAGCAACACCCCCTGCAAGGTTCGCAATACGCTCTTCTCTGAACGCCAGGTCATCTGTTGTCATCCCTTTGATCTCATCAATGCGTGCCTTCGCGCTTGCGCTGTCCTTTAGGATCACAACACTAGCATCTTTGCCAACCACGACCTTATTTGCTTGTCCAAGGTCATTAATTGTCATCAATGAGAAGTCATCTCCAGTGTCATCAGTGATATACTTACCGCCTGTTGCAATTGCCAGGTCAGACATCAGGTCCTGCTTCTTGTATCCAAACTGTGGAGGTAAGATCACCGCAACCTTTAACACTCCCTTCATCTTATTAAGATTCAATGAGTTAAGCGCATTCTCTCCCATCTCAGAGATGATAAGTATGCTGCGGTTCTGTCTGTGCACCTCTGCCAAGATGTGCTCAATGCTCTGTAGTGACGCTATCTCTTGATCTGAGATAAGTATGTACGGGTTCTCCAGCACAGCTTCTTGTCTCTTCTCGTCTGTCACCATGTACTTACTTGAGTAGCCACGCTTGATTCGCATCCCGTTCACCACCTCAGAGTATGTCATGCTTGTCGATGAATTCTCAACAGTCACAGCTCCGTCCTTGCCCACTTTAATGTACGCGTCAGCCACAATCTCTCCGATCTCTTTATCGTTGTTCGCAGATATTGTTGCCACGTCAAGTAAGCTGTCATTTGTTACTGGCACAGCCATGTCGCTCAGATCTTTGATAATCTCTTTTGATACTACCGATATCTCTCTCAGTACAGATGGGTCATTCTCGATCCCTTCAGCTGTGTAAGCGTCGATGATGGCTTCAGCGAGTACTATGCTCGTTGATGTCCCGTCACCGGCACTTGTCGCTGTCTTCTCGCTGGCCTCTTTCATCATTGTAACCGCAAGGTTCTCGATTGGATCGTCTAGCACAATTGACTTGGCGACGGTGACACCGTCCTTCGTTACAACAATACCACGTGTGTGATTCTCTGACTCAATCAGGACAGTCTGTCCCATTGGTCCTAATGTAGACTTGACCGCCTTCGCTATTTTGCGAACGCCACTCATCAGTCTATCTTGGTTAAATTCAATTTCTTTTACAATCATTTTGTCGCAAATTTAGACAAAAAATGCGACATATAGCCGCATCTTTTTAGTTTATTTTTGTTTTAAGGTTAACGTTTTCTAGTGTCTTTGTTGTATTTTGCAAATTCATTTGTCATTACACCATACTTTGCTAAATTTTGTTCTAACTTTCTACCTTTGTAGTCGTTTGTTTTTTTGTCAGCTTCTGCTGCCTTCTTGTATCCTTTACTTGATTCTTTGTCAGCTTTATTCATAATTGAGTCTTGATTAATAACGGTAGCTCTGCTTGAGTTTTTGTTAAAATTACGAACTGGGTTAGTTTGTTTAGTAAACTTTTCAAAAGAATTATTCCTCATTTCATCAGGAGTCATTCTTGAAATAGCGTTTGCTCTGCTTAATGTCAAACTATTTACTGGTTCCGGAGTCATGCTCAACGGGTAATCTCTGCCTTTTGGTTTTGGTCCTGCCATAATGGTACAAATATAACTATAAACTTTTTAGCATCTCAATTAATCTCGGACATGGGTACAACTCTACATTATCTTTATATTTTTCAAAATACAAATCTATCAGTTGTCTGTCATAGATGTTCTCTTTTGCATAAGAAACTAAAAATCTATTA